GATGAGTACACCCACGTGCTGCCGGAGGGCTGGACTCGGGCAGCGTACGACCCTACGCCTAGGCGGTAAAAGTGGCTAGAACGGCCAGAGCTTGCGCGGTCATGCCTGGTGTCCAGTCACCGTTAACGAAGGGTTTTATTCTCCTTGCGTATCCTGGCTGCTGATTGTACAGAGCATCATCCTGCGCCTTGATTTGTCCTAGATCTGCCTGGATGAGGGCCGAAAAGTCATTAGCCTCTTGTGTTAATGTTTGCCCCTTCGCCGCTGACACCAGACCAGCTACCACCCACTGCCTAATGCATTCCTGCGCGGTAGTCAGTAAGTTGAGCTCGTGAACGGGCGTCCCTCCATTCATGGAAAAGCCAGGCCGGTTCTGCGCTTGGTTGATAACGCCTTGGTTGGCAAACATTGGCGGTTGACGACAGGCCATGATGATAGCGGTCAAATTCGCCGCAGCGATCCACGATTTATCCACGTTCCAATCAGGGGACCGTGCACACACGTAAGCGAAATGCCTCTGGGTAATTTGGACACGATTGGTGTTTGTGGTGTAAAATAAGGTCCAACTGTCTAACGCTTGACCCCGAGTCTTCGAGGAGAAGTAGAAGCCGCTGATGGTATTAGTCTGATTGACTACCCCAATGTACGAAAGGAGCCACAAACTGATCAAAGCACGCATCTGCTGATCGTAATTCCCATCAGGTTCGACAGGCATGTTCAAACAAGACTGTGTCAACCTGGCACACATGTCAACGAAATTGTTGCCATATTGGGACATGAACCAGTCGGCTAGCCGTCCTGAGATCATATTCGGCCACGTCTCAACATAAAGAACAGGACCAGCTCGCATGGCAGAAAGCAGCGTGGATCGAAGCAGAAGCGGGTATTTTGATTGTAACTCACGACGTCTGTTCGCCCATCTGGGGTAGTTGAGGAGATCTGACCACTGAGCAGAGGCTGGCTGATACGGGGCGGCGGGAGGAGGATCTTGAGCAGCCACCAGTCCTGACAGTCCTTCGTCAGTCCATGAAAGCCCGAAGACATTAAACGTACGCCAAGCATCACGATTACCAAGTACTCCAGGGACAGTGGCACTGTGAAGCATGGACTCTTGATACATCAGTGAGCCCGGATAGGGTGCTTCAGGTGTTGAGACAATACCTGGCGCCGTCAATGGAGTCATTGAAGATAGAAATCGTTGCCATGGGGAATTCGAGCTTGTTAGTAGTGATGATAGTTGAGTACGATTCGTTGCTAGACCACGATTCCCGAAAGGCGTAGAAAAGAAGTCGTATACGGCACGCGCCATCGTGGGAGAAAAAGC